ACTTTTCCCCAATCCATAACCCCAGCGCGGTCCGGCTTTCGTGATATATACGGAAAAAATTCCGAGGCGACTCGTGGCTAGAAAAAAAGAGCAAGTACTGATTAAAACTCCTCCGGCTCCAGAATATCTGGGCGAAATTGCAAAACAGCATTGGTCTGATACGTTCGGCTCGCTGGTCGCCATGAAGTTGGCCACAGAACTTGACCGCCCGGTCATTGAGATGGCTTGCACTCAGTACGAACAGTATCGGACTGCCGTCACCGACAAGGACAGGCAGGCTGCCATCACTTCGTACCTTCGGATCATGAGCAAGTACGGCGCGACTCCGAAAGATAGAAAAATGATGAAGTACACTCCACAACCTCAGAGGAAAGGGAATGTGGATAAGGATATTGCGGAGGACTTCGACCTGTGATTGGACGTACCTTGACTCCGGCCATTCGTGGCAAGCTCAGCGACCTCTTCAGCCAGCAGTACCAGCAGTACTGCGACTCGGTGCAGAGTGGAGTAAGGCTTGCCAGTGAGGCGGAGACGGCGAAGGTACGCAGACACCTGGAAGGGGTTGCCGACAAAAACAGCCGGTGGATCTTCGACATGCAAAAGGCCCTCAAACCTTTGCTGTGGATGGCTGCCAACTACAAGTTCCCATTGGGCGAGAAGCGCGGTAAGGCGTTCAGGCCGGAGCCTTGGGAAGTGTTCGATGTCATGGACCTGTTCGGATTTGTTGACCGCGAGACAGGTCGGCGCAAGTACATCAGGGCTTACTGGCAGATACCTCGCAAAAACGGAAAATCAACAATGGCTGCTGCAGTGGCTGCATACATGACATTCGGCGATGACTACCCATCGGCCGTCGGTGTGATTGCAGCAAATAGCCTAGAACAGGCTGACGACTGTTTCTCGAGAGCTGACGAAGGGCTTAAGCTTGCCAGGCACAAGGAGTATGAGTCATATAACTCAAAAACCTATAAAATCATCCGGTGGGGTGAGTGCCAGTTGAAGGCAATCACTGCGGCTCCAAAAGACGGCAAGCTGATTCATGTCAGCATCCTCGATGAGTTCCATGAGGCCATTGATAGCAAGATGCTCGACTCATTTCTTACCGGCAATGTATCCGACCCAGAATCGCTGAATATGATCATTACCACTGCAGGAACCAACCTGTATGGCCCATGCCATCAGGAGTACGAGAAGTGCTCCAAAATCGTGCGAGGTGCCCTGGTAAATGACCGCTACTGGGTGAGTATCTATGAGCCAGACAAAGGCAACTTACCTGGAGCCAAAAGCACATGGATTAAAGCCAACCCGAATTATGGGGTTTCGGTTGATGCTGATATGCTGAAGGCACGATATGACGACTCCAAGGATTCGGCTACCGAGCTGGCAACCTTCAAGACAAAGAACCTAAACATGTGGGTTCACTCAAAAACAAAATGGGCAAATATGGACAAGTGGAACGACTTCTGCTGTGTTCCGTTTGAGAAGCCCATTCCTGGCTCACGGTGCTACGGTGGAATCGACCTATCCAGCGTTTCTGACTTCACCGCCTTCACTGCCGACTTCCCTCCTATCGATGGGACCCAGCAGCATAAACAACTATACATGTTCTGGATACCGGAGGAAAGTGTGGTCAAGATCCAGCGCCAGTGTGCCGTTCCTCTGGAGCAGTGGATTGCCGACGGATATGTAATAGCCACCCCGGGGCCTGTGGTTGACTATGAGTTGATTGCTGTATGGCTCAGCGAGTTCAGAGAGCAGTACGAGTTGACTCTGATAGCCGGTGACAAGTACCGCCTCGTCGATCTGGCGCGTGTCGCGCCTCCTTGGTTCTCTGAAATCACCTTTGAATTTTCACAGGGACGCATGGCTATGAGCCCAAGCACCCAGCAGTTCGAGCGCCAATATATGCTCGGCAATATCCAATCGGGTGGCAATCCTGTCATGAAGTGGATGATGAGCTGTGCTGAATCGTGGGCTAACTCGGACGGGCTGGTCAAGCTGATCAAGCCGAAGGTCGACAGAAGTGCTGCGCGCATAGACGGGGTTATTTCCTCGATTATGGCACACGATACCGCGATGACTAACGTGCCTCCGGGGTTGTCCCTCGACGACCTTGCCAGTGCCGTGGCCTTCTTCTAGGAGGTGGGTGTGGGATTTTTTAGACGCAAGCAAATAGAGTCAGGAGCCCTGGCTAGATTCATAGGGAGTTCATTGAGCGGCCTGTCGCTCAACGGAAAACAGAAGGCACTTGAAAACAGCGCTTTCTGGATTTGTCTTACCAACCTGATGCGGACCTTTGCAACGCTACCCATCCACTTATACACGGTTGACGGACGAAGCCGCAAGATTGACCAAACTAGTGAGTCTGCTCGCCTGCTCAAAAACCCTTGTCCGTATCTGAACGGGCAGAAGTGGCGCAGTATCATGGCCTTCAATTATGAGCTGTACGGGGTGGCGTATGCCATCCTTGAGCGGGGGAGAACGGGAAACGTGATTGCCATGTATCCGGTGGCTCCTACGCTCATGAGGCAGACCTGGAAGGACGGGGTGTTGGTATATGAGTACGGGCCTACTTCAGAGAAGTTCAAGGCAGATGACGTGCTCGAGATAACCGGCCTGAAAGTCGGATACACGTCCATTCTTAGTCCGCTTGACTACGCACAGAAGGATCTCTCCGTTGCCGAGTCAAGCAAGGCACTGCAGATTGGATACTACAAGCGTGGGACCACTCTCGGTGGAATCATTTCTGTTCCTCGCAATACCGACATAAAAGTAAAAGACCAACTCAAGGCGATGTTCAACAACGAGTTTGCCGGTGAGGGTAATGCCTACAAAACGGCAATCATTGAGGAGTCGATGAAGTACGAGCCTATCCGGCTCACCGAGAATGACTCAGCCAAGATGAACGAGGCGCAGAGTTGGACCCTTCAGGAAGTGTGCCGGCGTTTTGGTGTTCCTCCTTTTTTTGCAGGTGATCTTACCAAGGCTACCTTTGCGAACTCGGAGCAACAGAATCTTAACCTTATCCAGTTTAGCTTACAACCAAGGGCGGTGTTCTGGGAAAGTGCCCTGGATGAGAAGATCTGCAAGAATGGTCAGTACATCAAGTTCTCCATGGCAGGCTTCCTACGCGGCGACCATACCGCACGTGCCTCATTTTATCAGTCTGCCATCCAGAACGGCTGGATGACCGTCAATGAGGTGAGAGCCCTTGAGGATCTCAACCCGGTCAAAGAGGGTGACACCCTCATGTTCCCGATGAATTACCTTTCTTTGGCAAAGGCGGTTACCGCTGAGCCGGTAGGATATGAGTCTGTTGTTAAGGCTGTGAAGGAGGCTGTCGGAGTGCCTGTGACGTTGGAAGCATTGCCCGAGCCTGTGTCTCTTGAGGAGAAGCGCAAAGCAGATGACTTGTCGTTCATCTCAGAGGCACAGGCCGTTACCCGAAGCTCTCGGGCACAAGTTGAGGCAATTATAAGGGCACAGCTGAAGGCTGAGATAGCCGAGCTTAAGCGACTGGTTGCTACCGGCGCTGATTCTGCGACTGTGGCCTCAGAGTTCAAGAAGTTTGCTGATAACCTGGCAACCGAATACGGCCAGAAGTATGTGCCTATTTTTAAGGCCATACTGGACCGCCTTTTCCCGATTGTGCAGAAGCAGGTAAAAACAGGCACCGACGTTGCCGATGATCAACGCCTTGCCTATGCCGCCAAATATGCGGTGAGCATGGCTGGTCGGCACGGTACTGCACGAGCCGGCGAAGTGAGCCGGAACATGGCTGGCCTGGAAGGCGATGCGCTGGTAACCGGTGTGGATGAGCTTACCCAGGACTGGATTACATCATTACCCAAGGACGAGAGCCGAGAGGAAACCAATAGGGCTGGCAACGCCTTTAACCTGTTTCTATTTTCCCAACTCGGGGTGACGGTGATGCACGTGGTGGCCAATGCCGATGCCTGCGAGTTCTGCCAGAAATTGGACGGAAAAGTTGTCGAAGTTAATGGGGCTGTCCTGGACAAGGGGACCAACGTGGATGATGGATATGGGAATATCCGCATCATTCAAAAATCATATAAGCACCCGCCGTTTCACACGCATTGCGAGTGCGGCATAGCACCGGGGAGGTAATAGATGCCGAAGAAGATGTTGTTTGAGGATAGTCCGAGCGGAGTGGTTACCTTCACCCGCCTTCCTGAAGAGAGGCTTACCGAGGCTAAGGGCAGTGTCTCCGCCTGGGAAGCTCAGGTCTGGCACCTTGGGGTAGTTAATCTCAATGGTCGTGTGTATACCGAGCCGCTTGCTCAGCGCATGATTGCTGAGAACCGCGCGACCATCGCCTATGACGGGCATGACGGTGACCGCCTTGGTGACTATTCCCCAGTGAAAGCGATCGCGAAGAATCCTCACATCAGTGGCGAATACTTCTGTGTAGACGTGTTTGTAATCGATGAGGAGTACTCCAAGAAACTTGAAGTCATAGCCGAACACGGCTTGCCTATCGGAGTCTCTTCCGTGGGCTACGGTGAGACTGACCAGAATGGGGTAGTGAACGCCGCCACATATGAGCTGGTGCGCTACCTCGATTTTGTTACCACTCCGGCCGGTGGTAATGGGGCCAAGAAGAAAGAGGCCGCTGAACGAGAAAGTGACCGCGACGAAGAGACGCAGGAAGAGGGTGGAGTGCCTCCCTTAGAAGCCGAGGAAATGTCCTCGGATGTCGAAGCGCAGCGGAAACTATATCAATCGATCCAGGACATTATCCTGGGAGGAGAATGAACATGCCTAAGAAAAACCTGAACGAAGAGCAGAAAACTCAGCTCGAGGCACTCCGAGGAAAGCAGAAAGAGGCTTTCGAGAAAATGATGGGCGATATGGTTGAAGCCAATGTGACTGCATGGAAACTGGCAACCAAGACCCTGCACGATTTTGAGGACTCCCTTGACAAGGAAGACAAGGAAGGGGTCGAGACTCCTGCTGTTGTGACCATCGAGGAGGGCGCAGAAGGGACTCGCACCTTCACAGAGGCGAGCGTCTCTTTCTTGAAAAAGATCAAGGAAGCTTTGGCGGTAGGTGCTACCTACACTGGCATCGTGCCCACCGAGATTGCCTCCGAGATCATCAAGAAGCGCGAGCAGTTTGGGAAGTTCCGCCCGCTCTGCAGAAAGATGAGCTTTGCAGGTAACTACACCGTGGCCGTCGATGGCGACCAGGCAACCGCCACGTATGTGGATGAAGCCGGTAATATCGGAGATGTCGAGTCCACCCCGTCCTTGAACCTGGTGACCTTCAGTGCCTACAAGCTGGCCGCCTTGATCAAGGTTTCCAACGAGTTCCTCGATGACGTTGCCGTGGATGCCATGAGCTGGCTGACCGACAATATCGCACGCGCCTTCGCCAAGAAGGAAGACCTTGAGATTCTCAAGGGTACAGGTGCTACCTCGAACAATATCGAGGGAATCCTGACCAAGCTCAACACTTCCACTGATGCCGCTGCCGCCGCGAAGTCAACCCTTACCCTCGAGGAAGTGAAGGGGCTGATTGACCTGCTTGGCGACTACAAGGCCGGTGCTGTGCTGATTATGCATCCTACCACCAAGAGCAAGATCAAGCTCATGAAGGACGATGTAGGCCAGTACTACTTCCCCATCCAGAGCGACCTTACCGAGGTTGAGGGACTCAAGATTGTCACCAGCACCGATATGGCTGCTATCGGCGACGCAGGCGCCCGGGTCATCATCGCTGCCAACATGAGCTACTACCAGCTTGTGGACCGCAAGCAGATGGACGTCAAGGTGCTCAACGAGCTGTTCGCGCTGTCCGATCAGAAGGGTATCGTGGGCATCGAGCGGGTTGACGGAAAGGTCCTGCTGACCGACGCCTTCAAGGTCCTGAAGATGGGCACCACCGACCCTGAGGCATAAGGAGATACGTGAATATGGGCACTCCGATTCTGACTACGACTGAGCTCAGAGATTTGTACGGCTTCAAGATTGACCCGCCCCAGGAAGACAAGTATCGGAACTTGATTGCTGTGGCGACCAGTGCTTGCTCCGTATATCTGCAACGTGATCTCGGGGTGTCTACATTCACTGAGTTCTTCGACGGCTCAAGCCAAGCCATGGTCCTGTCTCATCAGCCGGTTGCCGAGGTGACCGGCGTGTATATAGATAGTGCCAGGCTCTATGCCACGCCGACGACCGACTATCGCATTGACCTTGATACGGGTGTGCTTGTCCTGTACGAGCGTGTCCCTGAGGGTAGGGATGTGGTGAAGGTCGTCTACGATGCCGGCTTTGAGTCCGTGCCCGAATCCATCTTGTATGCGGTTGCGATGACCGTACAGCATTTGGCTACGATGCAGCAGGCCGATTTGGCCGGTGTCATGAGTCGGACTACCGACAGTGGCACCGTATCAATCGACCAGAGCCTGCCACCGTTGGCTGTGCAGAAGTTGCTCGGCGAATACCGGCGCAACTTGGCGAGGTAGGTATGATCAAGGTTGAAGTCGGCGGTGATGCAATAGGACGCGTAAGACGTGCAAGTAAGCATCTCTCTGCTTGGGTGCAGACTGCTACCGGAGACCTTGCCCATGAAGGTGCTGACTACATCCGCATGAACTACCTGCGTGGGCAGGCGCTGAATATGCGTACCGGTCTTACCTATCGCTCTCTGGGCCAGTTCTGGGTGGATAGTGAGAAATCATGGTACATCCGACCGGGTATTGGAGTGCCTAAAAACCAAAACTACCTTGCCAGGTGGATTGGTACTCCGAGAGAGTTCATGAAGCCAGGCTTCGCGAGGTTCTTGGAGTCGAGGGACCCGGCTGTGAGGATTGCCAAGGCGATTGAGGAGAAGCTGTGAAAACGAATACTGCTGATTTGTACGACAAACTTGAGGCATACCTCAAACGTGCTCTGGAGGATATGGTTGCCGAACACAATGCCAAGGATCCCGAGTTGTATCTCGAGGATATTAAGGCATGGCATAGGGGTTACAAGGATGTGACTTCCGGTGCTACCGAGTTCCCGGCAATCCTTTTCATGGAGCAGAGCCGTACACAGCTGGACTCATTTACAACCCGGTACTCAGTCGAAATCAGCATCGCCTTAAAAGGCAGTGAGCGCATTGCTGAGCAGGGGCAGGCATATACCGATGCTCTCTGGGATGCACTGCTTGCTGATTGCCACCTCGGTGATGCGTGCCTTGATTCCAACAACCATACACTCGAGACAGGGTACATCGGCTCGGTATTTTTGGCAGTCGCAACGCTGGATATCGATATGGATAGAGGAGGGTTCTTATGACGTGGGAATGCCCGAAGTGTGGGCGTGAGGAATATGGTCCGGTAACGGAAAAGCACCTCTGCCCAGTCTGCAGAGAGGAAATGGCTCCGGTGGTTGAGACTACCAGAGATGGTGAAACGAAAAAGATAGTCCTTGAGAAACTAGAGGACTAGAGGAGCGAATATGGCAACTATGGCTGGAAAGGACGGCTCTTTTAGCGTCGGCGCCTCCGCAGTGGGGTATATCGACAATTGGAGTTTGACGATCAATCAGGGAACATCTGAGGCGAGCGAGCTTGGGACTGCCGCAAAGGGGTTTGTCGCAACCTCCACCGATTGGTCAGGGAGTGCAAGCGGCTCTCTTGACCCCTCCGACGCACAACAGAAGGCGGCTATCACCGCAATCTCCGGTGGTACCGGCGCTCCGCTTGCCATCGAGTTCGGTGTCAGTACGACCGTCAAGTTCGCTGGCAACGCAATCCTCACGAGCGTCCAGATTGGAGCGGCTCACGGGGATAAGGTTACCTTCTCGATGAACTTCCAGGGAACCGGTGCTTTGACTCCGACCCTGCCGAGCTAATAAGTCCGGGGGTCTCCCCCGGCATTTTTCACTAACGACAAGGAGAAGCTATGATATTGACCATCAGTAGAACCAAGACGATCACCCCCAAGGCTTTGGGAAACAATAAGGCAAAAGAGCCTAGCACCGTCACCTTCAGGATCCCAACCTCCGAAGAAACCGAGAAATTTTTGGCCGAGAAAACTCCCGACAACAAGATGTTTACACAGTTTGTCGAGTCCATGACATTCACCGATGAGGCGGGCGAGCCGTTCAAGCCGGCTGATTTTCCGAAGCTTCCCGGAGTCTATGCGCTTGTGTCTGAGGTAGCAAACGAAATTGTAAAAGCCGGGATGCTTGGGACTGAAACAAAAAACGGTTGATGGCGCTGTACTGCGTGATGTGCGAGGGCTACACATCCGAGTATAGGCGCCTCTACGGCAAGCCGGACAGGACCACAATCTTGAAATGCGGTCTGGAAGTCCGGCTGGATGACATACCAGATCTTTTCAAAGATACGTACCTGGCGAGCTGCATCCGGTTCTTTGACCGGTGGAAAACGATGGGCTATCCATACGGCCCGTGGGGATTGAATCCAGGAGTGCTGGTTGAGGTGGTGGACACTCTGGCTCCGCTGGATGCCTACTACCACCCGAAGATGATGTGAACACATGATGATGTGAGGATGATATGGGAAAGAGCGCAAATCTAAAAGTCAACGTCACGAGCAACTCCGGGCAGGCCGAACAGGCGCTCGGGCGCATATCGTCACAGCTCACCGGCATCGGAAAACTCCCTGCCTCAACCGGCTTTGTTGCCGGGCTCGGTGTATGGGCGAACGCAATCGGCACAGTCACCAGAGCCGTCGAGAAAGTTTATGCGGCGACCAAGCAGTATGTTGATCTCTACGCTATTCAGGCTCAAGCCGAGCTTCGCCTGCAGGGCACACTCAGGGCAACAGGCAACCAAATTGGAATGACGGCCACTGAGCTTGGACGTATGGCATCCAACCTGCAATCGGTCACGCGCTTCGGAGACGAAGCGATCCTGCCGATGCAACAGATTCTCATTGCCACCCAGAAGCTCACCAAGGACCAGTTGCCAATGGTCATCGAGCTGGCATTGGATATGGCTGAGGCAATGGGTACCGACGGTGCCAGTGCCGCTCGTGTTATGGCTAAGGCTCTCGCTGACCCAATTAGCGGGCTTGAATCGCTGAAGGACCGAAATATCTTCTTTACTCAGTCCGAGAAAGACAAAATCAAGGAACTGGTCAACTCCAACCGTCTCCATGATGCACAGGCAATCATCCTGGACAAGGTTGCCACCGCATACGGTGGGATTGCTCGTGAGGTGGCCGCTACCGATATCGGCAAGATGACTCAAATCAAGAACCTGATGGGAGACGTCAAGGAAGGTTTGGGCGAAATGATTGTCGGCTCCATCCAGCCGGCGTTCCGTTATCTGGAGCAGGAACTCAATCGTATCCTTGGGTGGATTGATACGGCAACTGCTACAGCTGCGGCGAGGAGAACTGCACAGGATGAGGATGCCGCTCTCTGGAATGGAGAATACGGAAAAATTTCCGATGACCGGCTGAAGGAAGAAATTGGAAAGTCGCAAAATCTAATTGCACAGCTTGGTCTTACCCGAGGCACTCGTGTCTCAGACCCTTATTTTGAAAAGCTCGACGCCATGATCGCTGAGCTGACCCGCAGAGCTACAGCCGCCCGGCTTACTCCCGTTCTTACTCCTCCCAAGCCCGGCGAGGCTCCTCATCCTAATGCAGCACAGCACACGACCACCATGTTTGAGGATATCTGGGCGGCTACCAGCGCAACTGAAGCGGCCCAACGGAAAATACTTACGGACCGCATTGCTCTGAATGAGGTATTACGTGATAATCTCGATCTGCAAGTTTCTGCCAACAAAATGACCGAGGATGAACGTGACCTTGCCGAGGAATTGCTTACCCAGCAGATTGCGATGGACCGTCAGACCCTTCAGGCGCTGGGGAAGAAGGAAGAGCCGAAGGTAGCTGAAGGCGAGACTGCCACCGACTATATAAAAAACAACCTCTCACTTAGCCAAGCCGCACAGGCAGCCGCCATCGATGCGAATATTGCCAAGGCCGAGGGCTACCTCGCTGCCGCCGAAGCTGGTTCTGCCGAGGAGGAGCAGCTCAAGGAAATTATCGCCGCTCTGAGGGAGCAGAAAGACCTGCTCGGGGCTGTCGAGTCCCGTTCAGCGGAGGCGGCCAAGTCGATGGTTTCCGGCTGGGCGAAGGCGGTTGACTCCATCTACGGCCTTGTGGGACAGGTTTATCAGAACCAGATCAATCAGCTTGAATCCACCCTCGACAAGCAGCGCGAGGCCTGGGATTCCTACTATGCCGATATCCAAGATAAGTACAAAAAAGACCGCGACGCTCTGGACGCACAATACCAGTGGGGTCGCATAAGTGCCGAAGAATATTTCAATTCCCTTACTGCCCTCAGCGACGCCAAGGCGCAGGCTGAAGAGGAGAACGCCTCAGCTGAGGAAGAGTTGATGGAGCGCATCGACGAACTGAAGGAACGCCAGTTCAACGCCGACAAAGCCAACTCAATCATTCAAGCAACCGTTGCCGGTGCTTTAAGCATAGCCAATATCTGGAAGGAGTGGGGCAAACAGCCGATTATGGCCGGTATACTTACCGGGCTGTCTGCCGCCGCAGTTGGCGCACAGATTGCCACCATTGCCAGTCAGCAGTACACCCCGATGGCCGAAGGCGGTGTGGCTACAGGTTCCACTCATGCACTTATCGGTGAGGGCGGAGAGCCTGAGCTGGTGCTGCCGCTGAGTAAGGCCAATGAGTTTGGCTTTGGTGGTTCAGGCGGTGTGATCAACATCATTGTGAATATAGGAAACGGCATGTACTCACGCGACGAGTGGGTGAAGATCGTTTTTGATGCAATCGAGCGGGCACAGAGAACCGGGGCGCTGCCTCGCTGGAGGTATGCAGCATGAAGCTCTACTTAAACTTTGACGAGTTTGCCAAGACAGGTGGCGGAATATGGGTTAACTACTCGGAGGCATTGCTTAACGAGGGATTTGTTCGTAAGAGCTGTTTCGGTGCCCTGGGCAAGGCTGAGATCCAAACCGTAAGCATGCGACTCAAGCCGGTGGTTGGGTTAACTGCGCTTGCCGTTGCCATCCTCACAGCTACCAATGATATCCGCGCCAAACTGACCCTTGACGACGACACCCCGTATTTCATCGGGACTATCCGACCGCTAGTATCCGGCGAGGTGCGCGAGGTAATCAAGCCAATCTCGGTTGAGATTCTTGACGACACCAGCTTCCTTGAGTCGTATATCTTCACTGCCGACTCGACGCTTAGTTCCAGCCTCAAGGTAATAAGCCCCACCCCGGCAGACTCCTTGGTCCACTGGCTCATATCTCATGCAACGGTGAAAAACTCACTGGGAGCTTATGTGCCGGCCTTCGCTACTACTGATATCGTCATTGATGCAGGAGTAGATACCGCCGTAGCAGCAGACGGGCTGACTATCGAGACAGGTGACTACGTCAATGCAATCCTCGATGCCGTCTGCTACGAGTACAACCTTCAGTACCGATGCTCGGAGGACGGGAAGCTCCACTTTGCGCCGTCTGTGCCCGCTACAACAGTTACAGGCGCCAGAACCCTGACTGACTCGGATGTGAAAAACTACCTCAACCCCAAACGCGGCGATGACGCACGCCGTGGTGCGGTGGTCACATACTATCCGGTGGTCAAGGGGGCGTGTGTTGTTGGACGACATGAGGCTTTGGACTCACGATACGCCGATGACAAAACTTTCGGGCGTGGATATGAATGGCTGAATACCGACGAACCTGGTGGACAGTGGCCGCCTTTAGCCTATCAGAATATCACCCTCTCCAGCTATGATCTAGACAAATCAAAACGCAAGGTGCTCCGATACGATTTTACGACCATTAGAACCAAGATAACGTTCCAAGACGGCTCAAAATCAACGGCCCAGTCGATGGGGCATGCTATAAACAACGGAGACGGAACTGCGCGTGTATATATCCAAGTCCCACGCAATAAAGTGCTGGTCAAGCGCATCGACTGCATCTGCGACTGCTGGTACATCGACGAAGAGGACGAGCGGACTACTCAGGTACATCAAGGTCAGAATCCCGAGAAGTACGAGGCTCGTTATCTACACTCGGGTACCACGGCTACAGCTTTGCTCAGGGCAATTGTACTCCGATCAACGACTGGTAATCTTACCCATACATTCCAGGCTCTGCCTGCCTTGGGCTTGTCCCCCGGCGAGATCGTGAGCCTTGCCTCCGATGCATTGGGCTTCACCGGCTATGTTCGCATTGTGTCGGTCACCGACTACGGCGGGGATAAGGAACGGCCGCTGGTGGACGTTGTAGCCGAGAGTGTGACGCCCTTGGACGAAATAGTAGTGGACACCTCCGAGCAGGTGCGGTCCATCCTCCAGAGGGGCGGGGTGACTATGCTGCGGTTGGTTACCGAGAGTACGGTGGTGAAGTACGACTCGCTGGGGACTGTGGAGGTACGTGCAGAGGGCGATGCAATCGATGTGCTGGGTGGGACGGTGAGTTGGTACCTCAATGATGTGTTACAGGGTACTGGCGTATCCATGCCATTCTATCAGTCGGATATGGAGGTAGGGGACAATACCATTCGTGCGGTAGTCGCCATAGCTGGCGTAGACTTTGAAGATAAGCCATTAGATGCGGAGATAATAATATCATTGATTCAGGACGGAGCAACAGGGGCCCCTGCGAGAATCCTTACTCTTGTTGCCAGCCAGACGGTCATTAATCTTTCCAGCCGTGGAGAGTTGAAAACACAACAGATTGAGATAACCTGTATTCCTGCAAACCTTTCCATGGACGGCGCAGTATGGACAGCTACCGACGAGGGAAGCCTGTCACAAATTGAGATAGCAGAAGGAGTATATGATCCATACAAGCGGCTCTTGGATTGCTCGCTGGTAGCTGGTGATTCAACACTAATCAGCGTCTCCATTATCTATGAAGGACAAACTTATACAGGATTTGTTGGCATCACGAAAGTATCAGATGGAACACCCACTCCGCTCTATCTCAATGCTCAATCTTCCGTACCTACCCTCACCACCGAAGGCCCGCTTGTGTCAGGCGACTTCTTCCTCTACACCGGCCCTTACTCCGGCCCGAATAGCGACCCGGGCGATCAAGGGTTGAATCCTCCTGTATTGCTTATAAACGAATTCGTTTATGGTCGTATCTATGAGTACTTAGGCAAGAACGCAGAGGATGAAGATCAGTGGAAAGAGAGCCGTAAATCGGAGCACCTTGCAGCTGCTCAAAAAGATGCTCTTCAGATTGCCAAGGATAGCAACACTTACATGTTCGTTGCCGTTCTGGTCGCTCAGTTGGGCCTCTTCTTCGACCTCATTGTTGCAGGCGTTCTCAAGTCAACAAACTATGCAGAGGACGCATCAGGAGTACCGACCGCAGGCTTCAAACTCGACGGACTACGAGGGCTGATCAAAGCTCTCGGACTCGAAGCCTATGAGGCAATGATCTATGGAAACCTTGAGGCATCGGGCTTTAGGACACTTCAGGAGGATCCAGGTACTACTATTACTACCGCATCTATCACCCCCACCCTTTGGAAGCATTCTGAGATGGAAGCCCTGATAGCTAGTCAGGATTCGCTTGCTACGTTGTCTGGTACTATTGATGGTTATAGCTTTACCAAGGCTACTAGAAGGCTGAACCAAAGAGTTCTGCTTGCAAGCCACGGGTATGAGAGCGAAACTATCAGTGCAGGAGAGCTTCATAATTTTACTATAGTTATTCCCGACAAGATTTTTGGGAAGAGTTTCTACTATGAGGTGAGTGGGTACTATGAGGGAGTATTGTCTAATCGGTACTTTCTAGAGGTTGATGCACAAGGATATGGAGCACCAAACACCCCGATTCGCACTTTTGGGAATGGGTCATATTCAGCATCTGGATTACGTACCGTTCATGATGGATTTGGGGGGTTTTGTGTACGTCACCAATCGTCAGCATGGTTTGGAAGTCAATCTTCTCATGTTAATTATGTCAGAATATTAACAGAGACTACCTTCAACGGCCTCGTTCTTGTCAACGGCGAATTCTCATATAAGGTGATAACTCCCCGGCCTACCGCCTACTACCCGAATTCCAAAACTTGGCAAATCGGCTCGGCAACCCAAGCGGATTACGACAACTACTGCTCTGGCACCGACTTCTACAACCTGTTCTCCGGCCTTCAGATTGGTGCGGACGGGTTCTGTGACGGTGGCCAAATCAACGTAAACGGAACGTTGTACACAGTAACGAGACTCACCAAAGCGGCCAACTCTATTACGTTCTACACCTCTGGCGGCGTGATAACGGTCAACAAGTTCCAAGAGGGAACGAACGTCGGCGTCTACACCGCCTTAGCTGTAACTCAAGCCATCAGCTTCCAAAAGGTTGCTGGTGGTATAGAAGTCAAGCACATCTTCCCGTGGGGGACGCAGGCGGGTAGTCCGGGAAGCTATGACCTTGGCACCTCCGATGCTCGGTTCAACACCCTCTGGCTGAAGATACTTGATGTTCTCAATGCTGTTCGATTCCGAAGCACGTTGCAAGTCGACGGGGCCGCTTCGGTGGCATCCATCAACACCGGCGGGCTTGGGGCGTTCCTCATCGGACAGAATCTCCGAACTACAGACAGCCCGACGTTTGCCACAGTCAATGCAACTGACGTAATAACTACGAATGGTCCCAACAAACCAGTTGATAACAACGACTCATCAATGCCAAGTGTCAATGTAGGCGGGTTCAGCTATGCAACAAGTTATTCTGGGAACAGTATTCCGACAGTTACTCTTGGAAGCGGAGGCACTTGGGTCTGGGTGGCATATTCGTATCGTGGGATATCATCCCTAACAACAATGAAACTTGGACGGTCGTCAGGGGGAAGCACTGTTACCGGAAGTGTTAGCGGCAATGGCGACGAAAATGGGTATGTTCACGTAATCGGATGGAGGATAGCATGATAACCGGCTATGTAATCAAACGCTCTGAGATAGACTATGTAATCAACTGTGACGCTCAAGGCAGGGGTGGTTACAACGTCGTCCCTAAAGAAGTTGACCCACACAATGCTTATACGCTGGAAGAGGTACGTACCTACCTTCTGGACAACCCGGAGATGCTTCTTGACCTTGAGGCAATCGAGGCAGAGGAAGCACACAAGATTGAAATAGCCTCCCTCAAAGCCTACCTGTCGTCAACCGACTACATCTACCCGAAGTGCCTTGAACTCGGACTTGATGTGAGTATTGAGTACGCAGACACGGTAGCCCAACGCATAGCGGCACGAGCACGGATACAAGAACTGGAGGCCCCCCATGTCTGATAAAGCCAAGCACTTTCTGGCCTGTTTCCTTATAGCCCTTATTGGCTTTATCCACAGTGCATTTGCTGGCCTCTACGGGGCGACGCTCTGTGCAATTCTGAGGGAATATGACCGGGGGATTTATACGGGGAAACTCGATAAGAAGGATACCTTTTGGGATCTGATTTCTGATGCCTTCGGCATCTTAACTGCTGTGCTAATTTGGAGGATTACATGACACAGAGAACAAGCAATTTTTTGTCGAAGGCGACTCAGTGGATAGCCATCATCGGCTCTATCGTAGGGGTGTTGACCCTTGGGATCCGCACGATAGACCTCACTCAGCAGACGGCTCAGTCCGTCATGGAGCTGGACAGGAGGGTGAGTGTTGAGACCGAGGAAAGAAAACAGGCCGATATTGATATCCGCAGCCGCATGAGCGAAGGGGACAGGATAGTCCAGGCCGAGCTCAGTCAGATACGGCTCGATATCGCTGTTGTATCTACCGACGTTAAGTATCTTGTGAAAGCGTCGGACGCGAAGGGGAGTGAGAAGTGAGAACTATACAGATAACCGGAAAACGAATGGATTTATCCGAGATTGCCAACCTGGCAATCCAGTTCGATCATGAGACGGATACGGTAAAGTTCGTACTTCCTTCCACATATGACGGGAAGGATCTTCCTCTTATTGGATGGGGGGTGAGGTATCAACTGTCGAACACTTTGGGGGATATCGACCTGGTTGAAGCAACTCTTGTCGATGGGAATCTGGAGATGGAGTATCCCTTCCAGGGTGGGGTTGTATCGCGTCCGGGCCTTGTATCCCTTGCGCTGCAGTGCATCCAGGAGGGGAAGATTGTCTATCAAACGGTGCCTGGTGTCATCAAGGTGGTGAGACAGATCGACCCTTCGAACCTCCCCCAGGATGAAGACATCCTCTCAAGGTATCTCTCTGACTTTGCAGCACTTCTTGGAGAGACCGAGGAGGCGAGGGACCAGGCTCAAGCCGCAGCAATAGAAATCCATGAGGAATTTCTCCTTCTTGATCAGTCAAAGGTCGACAAGATACCCGGTAAGGGCCTCTCTACCGAGGACTACACGACCGCAGAAAAGAGCAAATTGGCCGGAATTGAGTCCGGGGCGCAGGTTAACGCTGTGGTGTCTGTAGCTGGGAAAACTGGGGCTGTAGTGCTTGCTAAGGGAGACGTCGGACTTTCCCTAGTCGACAACACCCCCGATGCTCAGAAGCCCATTTCTACTGCACAGCAGGCCGCACTTGACCTGAAGATTCCCCTCAGCCAGAAAGGCTCGGCCTCCGGAGTGGCAACCCTCGACGAAGCCGGGAAAGTGCCCTCAACTCAGCTGCCTTCATACGTTGATGACGTGCTCGAATTCGGCTCGTTCTCACTTCTTCCTGCTACCGGAGAATCAGGGAAAATCTATGTGACGCTGGACACAAATCTTCAGTACCGCTGGGGAGGAACGGCATACACCGAGGTCAGTAAATCTTTGGCCTTGGGCGAGACACCTGAAAGCGCTCATAGGGGTGATCACGGCAAGGTCGCGTATGAGCATGTGTCCAAGACCGACAATCCCCACGCTGTCACTAAGGCGCAGGTAGGTCTGGGGAATGTGGCCAACAAAACCGAATCGGAATTAGTCGCATCCGGGGCGATTGCCGATGCTTTGGCGCTGAAGTTCGACAAGTCGAGCATTGCAGACAACTACGACGGCGGGACAACGAAAGCGTTGAGTGCGGAGAAAGGAAAGGATCTGAATGCCCGTCTTACCG